AAGCAACAACTGTAAGCTCTCTCTGCGTATTCTATCTAATTCTAGAGCCTTTTTATCTTCTTCTGATTCAGCTCTTAAATTCTCTAATAACCTAAGCCTCTTCTCTGCTAGTATTTCGTTTTCTTCACTATCTATAAGCTCTGAGAAGTAAACTTCTGGATCTCTATATTGAGGAGCTGCTACGGATAACAACTCCTCTATATCGTGTATCGCCTCAAATCTTTGTCTAAACCCCTTAGTATCCAAGACGTATCCTTATTTCGTTCCTAATCTTTTCTTTAATAACTCTGCTGCTCTTCTCCTAGCTTCTGGGCTAGCTGAAGGATCTTCCATAACACTCTCGGGAGTTCCCTCTTGAGGTCCTAGTTTATCTACTCCACCAGGTACAAGATCAGTTACACCTTGTTGGACCTCTTCCATAGCTACCTCTCCTGCTTGAGCAGAAGGAGCTGATAATATGTTCATAGCTGCTAAACCTAAACCTATTCCGGGTATCATGGAACGCATCTTCTTACCACCTTTAACTATTTTTTTAGCTGCACCGTATCTACTAGGTTTGTTTTTTCCAGTTGATGCTTTTATCTTTCTACTAAACTCATCTCCTGATACTTCTTTCATATAAGGGGTTTTAGTATCTATATGCTCTGTAACCCCTTTGATACGTTTAGGGTCTAACCCTTTAACTTCTTCTTTAACTTGTCTAGCTATAGCTACGTCTACCTCTTTAATTTTACTTTCTATCTGCTTTTTTAGTTCAGGAGAAAGTTTTTCTTCCACTAAAAGTCTGTTAGCTTTATTTATTAACCTATTCTTTTTAGCTTCTAGTTGTCTAGCATTTAAAATATCACTCATTTCAACACCTTCGTTATCTTCACCTGCGAGAAAACTTCAGTACCAAACGAATGTGCAGGACCAAATCCGTTTGTTGCTGCGGTAGTTTGACATCTATGTTGTAGTTCAAAAGTTTTCGATCCAGTTATTGTTATACTAGTACCACCAGAGCTGATAGTGCCGATATTTTGACTACTGGTTGCCCATGATTGCACCCCAAGTCCTACGTCAACAGAATCTGTAATATTTCTTATCTTTGTTTGGTGAACATTTACTTTTGCTCCTATTGCTGAGAAATCAATATCATAGGACCCTGCAGGTAATGTAAACTGGTTTGATGATAATGATACTATAGCTGAATCACCTTCTACTGTATTTAATACTCTAGTTTGCCAAGCCCCAGAAGTAAAAGTCCCACCATTAGTCCCAATTGGTTGAGTTTCCTTTAAATAGACTGTCCTATAAGGTAGAACATTACCAATAAAGGCCTTAGGCTCTTTATAATCGGAATTTTGACGTTGTAATTGTATCGTTACGGAAGTATCCCTTGCATAGTATTGTCCACTGGGGTTTTCTCTACTAAATGAAGTTTCAACGATTGCACTAGTCGTTGTTATGGTGTGGACTCTCGCCCATACCCCTGCAGTTGCGTTAACCGTTGCCGTAATAGATGGGATTGAGGTTAAGCCTAATTTTGTAAAATCTAGTGTTATTTGACCCGTTGCTGTTCTTGATACCGAGTTAAGCCAACTCTGATTCTCGCTATCAATTGTAGCTGTTCCATTATTCGAAAGAACCGCACTAAAAACATTTTCTTGGTCGGTTACCGGGACTAGGTGGTATTCGCCTTTATTTGGTTTTTCCGCTCGAATCGTTATAGACCCTATTCGATTTGAATTAACTAAAGTAGCTTGAGCATAAATATAATCCCCTGCATNTAAGTTTANAGTAACCGTAACCCCACCCGTACCGGTACTAATATTCTCTTCGGTAATAATCGCCCCTGTGGAGTCGTGCCAGTGTATTTGGGAATTACCTGCCGAAAACATCGTGATATTTGCAGTGATAGAGGTGTTTTGTAACGCATATATTCTTGTTTGCCCTAACTCATTTCTAACGTCTAAGAATTTAGATGTAGAGAAACTAGGTGAAGCTACTCCGAAATTCCATGAATCTTGATTTCCTGATGCATCCCAAAAGTTTGTCTGTTTTATAATCTTGAAGGCCTCAATATCAGCCTCTCCCGAATCAACTACAACGTGTTTTGATGACGCAGTTGCTTTAATTCCAAAATGGACATTAGCAGCACCGTCTACAAAACCGTCAGTGTGTGCCCTAATAACGTCACCTGCATTTACATAACCAGTCCATGCTGTCGTGTCAGGGTTGTTATTTTGGTCTGTTGTTGTAGACGATAGCCTATTAGCCTGAGTTATAGCGCCTAGGTTTGTTGTTAACTGATTTGAGTTTCTACTTAAGCCAAAAGTTGTTGAACCCGCCGAATAAGTGTCTGTGTAGGTTATAGTAACATAGCATTTTTTATGAAATGTTATAGACGAGCCTAGTGTTGCAGAGTCAGCAAAAGTAAATAAGTTACTGCCAGTTGAATCGTCGGTAGTCGTAAATCTTCTGATTTTTGTATTTGTTAAGCCGTGACCGTTGCCCTGAGATATTTGCGCCGTTTGAAAATCTGAAACATTCTTATAATTAAAATCATCAATATCAACACTAATCTTATCTACATAAAACTCAATACCAGAAGTAGCTGATACATTCTGATAACCAACTTTCAGCGTTTCAATATCACTAGGTACGCCTACCAAGAATCTCTTAGTCTCCCCATTACCATTTGTATTATCAAACTGGTCTAGAGACTTAGTTGATAGGATTGTATCACTTAATCCGTTATTAGAAACGAATGTAGGTTGAATATCACCATTAGTATAAGTTGAATCTGTTCTATAAGTAAATTCTATAGCTAGAGTACGTCCACCAAATCCTTGAGGAATAGCGAAATTATGTCCGAAGTAATCATTCTGAGATGAAACACCTGCTACATATTTAATAACATCATCTACACCTGTAAGTAGGTCAGCAACAGTTGCTGATAGTGATAATGTTCCATTTATAACCCCACCTCCGAGGAATGTAGCGTTGTTACCGGAAAAGTCTGAAGCTGTTTGTCTATCATCTGCTACAACAACTCCAATAGTTTGAGGAGAACCTAACCCACCTCCAAGAGCAACAAGGGCATTGGCTACAATACCATAGTACTTCTCTTCATCAGTAGCAAAAACAACTTGTCCATTAGTAGCCGAAGAAGCATATATATCTAGATTAGCTCTAGTACCTTGCTTAACATCTAGCCTATCAGGGAATTGAATCTCTAAACTATTACTTGCTAAACCTGATAATGTTTTATTTGTTAATGTTTGTATATCTGTAGTACCAACAACATCTCCGGTTGTTCCGTGAGCTGAAGTTGCTCCTGTGTGAGCTGTTAGGTTAGCATCCGTAGCTCTAGTGTCAACATCTGTTTGAAGCTCATTAAGAGCACCTTGCACATCAGTTGCAGCTAAATTACCACTTGGTGTATTAGTAAGAGCAGAAGCAGCGTGAGCATCCGCAGCATCAACAATGTGATTGTCTGCAGTTGATTGAGCTGTAGTTGTTGCAGATTCTGTAGCATCTAACCTTCCTGCAATTTCATCAGCAGCAGCTTGAACATCTGTAGCAACTAGAGAGTTACCTATAGGGTTATGTGAGATTACTGCAGCAGTATGAGCACCTGTATTATTAATGTGGTTAGATAATTCAGTACTAGTAGCTCTTGTATCAACATCAGTTTGTAGTTCATCTAAAGCAGATTGAACATCTATAGCTGCTAGGTTTCCTGAAGGAGTGTTTGTTATAGCTGAAGCAGTATGAGCATCGACAGCATCTACGATATGGTTATCAGCAGTTGACTGTGCATTAGATGCAGCAATTTCATTATTATCAATAGCAGTCTCAGTAGAATCTAAAGCAGCTTGTATAGTAGTACCAACAACTTTATTGTTACCAATGTCGTTATACGCTATCTCACTAGCTTCATCTTGAGTGGCAAGCTCTTGGGCTACATAAGTCTTAACAGCAGCAGCAGAAGCTAAATTAACGTCTGTAACGGCGTTATTTAAGTTTGTTTCTAGTAACACCTATCTTTAGGTTGCCAGTCTCTAAATTCGCTACAGTAGCTTCAGTAGCATCAATAGTAATAGGATTNTTAGCCGAGTCGATAGCTTTATTTGAAAGCGTCTGAGCCTGATCTTCTGTAACGACAGTTCTTTCGGCTCCATTAAGATAGATTTTCTGTTCATTTGAAGCAGAGTCTGTTCTTTGTTCACCTTCCTCCGCTGCCGGAGCAGTTGTAGGTTTGGTGATTATGCCCTTAGTATGACGTTTTGATTTTACAGTCATTATTTATTCCTTTATATTATTGATCGATGGTTTTTGCCTTGAAATACAATAAGCTTGAAACATACGCATCTCCTCCAGTAGTTTGTGTAGTACTTGAGTACTGAAACTGTCCTGAAGCGTTAACGTCAATCTCTACGCCAGTGTCATCACCGACTGATTCAATGTTGATTCTAAAATCAACACCTGTGTAATTACCGTAGATCTTTCCAGATTCTACAGCGTTAGTAGAGGTAACTCCTCCATCTAAATAATTTCTTATAATTAAAAATTCTACGTTTGTGTGTTGAACTTGTCCTACATTAAAAGAAAGTTCTGAGATAACTTGATTAACTGCGCCATTGGCTATTGATTGAGTTGTTAGAAGGATGTCATTAGGACCTAAGAAGTCAGCTAATGCTGCAGTAACAGCTTCAGCCCATGCTGTAGCGTCCTCTCCGTGTCCTTGTCCTGTGCCCTGTTGAGGGTATTCGAATATGTCGTTTCCGACTTGAAGTATCTTACTCATAGAGGTTCCTGTTTATAGTTTCCTATAACTAGTTGTTACTTATAGACCCCTGCTAACATAAGTATTGAGAAAAAGAGAGGGAGCCGAAGCCCCCTCTATAGTATTATTATGCTTGTGGTTTAATGAATGTGAAAAGAACTGTTTTACCCGGACAACATGTGAACAAGGCTTGGTCTGTATATGCCCTCATTTCGTATCCGTTGAATCCTTCCATAAGCTTAAGGAACTTGTCTCCAAGACCCGGTCTTTCGAAAGTGATATCAGATGAACCGATTCTCATGAAATCTTTCTCACAGATCATGTATGCATAACCTTCTTTACAGTAGATTGATGACATGATGCGGATAAGTCCTGCTTGTCCAACGAACTCAAGCTCACGAGCACCGTTTTTCAACTTAGCATCAGAGTAAGAGCTGTCAAATTGACGTTTAGCAACTTGCTCAGTAAGAAGGTCAGTCCAGTTCTTAGGGTTAAGGATAACTTGAACTTCTTCGTCAGCTAGACCTTTTTCCATTGAACGAGCAATACCTTCTTCGATTTTAGCGAAAGACATACGAGCTTCGTTACCTGCAAAATCAAGACCANCATTTACAACATTACCTTTCCATAGGTTATAAGCAGNAGCATCAATGTTGAAAAGAGGACCTGTATTTGTGATGATCTTATGTAGACCTGCAAATTCATTAGCTTTTGCGCCATTGTAATATACAACATCTCCGGCAGTAACAGTAACATTAGCATCTAGAGTAACAGTTTTAGCATCAAAGTCATAAGAAAGAACATTAGCAGTAGCAGTTAGAGCAGCTCCTGTGTAAATCTGGATAGGCATTTTTTCAGAACCTGACCAAATACCCGCAGCCCACTCATGATTGTCAATTTTAATTGTTGCAGCAGCAGTAACGCTAGCTTCGATAGTACCTAGACCAACTTGACCGTACATAAGTTGTACTTCTAAACGTCTTACGAAAGACTTAAGCATATTTTCAACGATGAACTTTGTTTCTTGAACAAAAGCACCTTTGCTGTTTTGTGAACGAGAAGCAGCACCGACAGAAAGGAAAGAACGAAGAACCATCTCATGTCCTTGAATTCTAGCTTTAGCGTGAGTTGAAGCAACAGCATTGTTAAGTTGGAAGGCAGTACCATCAGCACCTCCGTAAGAGAACCCATGCTCTAAACCAAGAGAAACAGGTTGAATGTAATCAGAACCGTTTTGCTTGTCAGCTCCGATGAAATCGATTGTATTGTAAAGTTTTACACCTTCTGGAATAAGGTCAACGATATTATCAGCGTAAACTTCTTTGCCGGTAAGTATTTATTTTTACTACCAATTCGGACTATATCTTCAAGGAATTTATCCTTGCTCTGCGCTATTTAGACAACTTCTTCTGGTAAATTTGCTCAATGTATCTGAATTTATATTTCATACTCTTAAACTGTAATACAAACTCTCTAATTTCTTTCCATATTTTTAAAGAGTCTTCCTGATTGAACTTTAGAAAAGGATATGATTTTTTAGTTTTATTGTTGTTCTGTATTTTAACCTTTGGTGCAGTATCTGTATTCTCTTGAAACCAGTTTATCAAATCTTGTTGTTTCTCTACAGGCGTCTCACAGCTAAAGATTCTAAATCTTGCTCCGTATTTCTTTTTAGTCCCGTCAGCTAATTTTGAGATGCTAGATTCACAATATCCATCATCCATTAACCAAACTGCTGTAAAAAACCACGGATTGTTTATATACTTTATTATCTTTGTAACATCTTTTTTACCATTTGGATAACAAAATTTTCTCCAAGCTTTAAATCTTCTATGGTATGTCTGTATTTGAACTGATTTACCTCTATGTCCTGTGGAGACTTTAACTTTTTTATCTAAGATATTAGTTAATAACTCCGCTTTCCATTTCTGATAATCAGATTGCTTGATTCCATGATCTATAGTTAACTTACCCATAGTTCCATTTCCCCATTTTACAGTACTTAAACAACCATCTCCTACTACAAGAGACAATACCATACTTCTTAAATCCTTTCTAAGTCATTTTTACCTTCTTCTCAAACACGGAATTCCCGTTAGTGATTATTAAATGTCTAATAGTCTCTGAACCTTCCGATTTCATTGCTTACTATCGGCTTGGCTGCTGATTGCCTCTTTAAAGGGTTCCAGCAATTCACAGAGTTCCACGTACGCATCGTGGGAGGGCTTTTACCTCAACACTCCAAAGTTACTAAAAGTGTGCGTTAAGTGTTTTGAAATCATTATCTTGTACCATTTTAAATCTCCTATTGATTTGTTAATTTTAGCGTTATAATAAGTTAAGTCGTCTCAAACTATCATATTTACGAGGGTATCGACCCAATCCTAGAAGGGTATGGAGAATCCTATGTGTAAACAATACAAGTTATTGATTACCTAACACTAGTTGTTAATTGCTAATCTACCATTTTATGTAAGTTTCTAAAAAAGTCTCTTGAATTAACCTTTTCTTTAGGTTTACTTTCTGATTTCAAAGAGTTAGCCGTGGGCTTAACATCTTTCTTAGGGGTTTGAGCTTTTTTAGCTGCTTCTACACGATTTTTACGTAGACGATCGATATTTTGCTTACCTACATACTCTTCTAACATAGTTTCGGGGGCATTATCTAGTAATGATCTCATTTCTTCTCTATACTCTTGTTCTACGTAAGGTATAACGTCAGAAACTGCTACGCTATTAGGATCATATCCATTCTCTTCAGCATAGTCCATAGCATACATAAGGGCATCAGCGATTCTACTCATAGTCTTTTGTGTTGGAGGTAAAGTCTTGTGTGAGTCTAATGCAGCAATAATCTCATCTTGAAGTTCTTGCTCAGCTTGAGCTAGTAAAGATTGCTCTTTTCTATCCTGTTCTGCTTTTTCAATTTCCTTGATGCGATCTCTAGCAGATTGAAGTTCTCTTTCCATACTTTCACGTTCAACTTGCTCAGGAGTCTTCTTAAGCTCAGTGATACGATCCTCTAGGAAGCGTTCATTTAACTCCTCAGGGTTTAAACCTAGTTCAGATAGGACTTCCCAAGGGTTAGATTGTAAACGTCTAATTTCGCTCTCATACATCTTCTTAAGCTCTGCTGCTTCTTGGGCAGTAGTTTGAAAAGCTGCAGATTTTTGAAGTTCACGTTTAAGAGCTTCTTCATCATTTAGATCAATCTCTTTCTCTACAGTTTTTCCGTTAACTTTAAGTTGAAACTTACGGATCATATTCTTAACTTCTTCTTCAGTAGCTCCTTCATCAATTGCATCTGAGATTTCATCTTGAAGTTCTTCTGTTGTTTCAGCTTGAACTTCTCCACTTTCACCTTCCGATGAAGCTTCTACAATTTCTGTTTCTGGGGTTGACTCTACGATTTCTTCTGAGACTTCTAGAGCCTCGTGTGCTTCCGACATAATTTCTCCTATGTTCTAGTTAATAAGTACATAATGCACCGCCTTATGGTAGGTGCTAGTTTTTTATTATTTTTTCTTAGTTGGGAACATCTCGTCAATCATTTTCATTCTCTTTCGAGAGTTTTTATTTTCCCGTTCCATATCTAAAGCTTCTTTGGATTCTTTCATATCTAAATTTTCCAATAACTGTTCTTTATATGATTCAAATGTTTCAGGATCTAACTTCTTTCTCTTTTCCCTTAACATTTTATATACTTTCGCCTTTTCTTCTTTAGATAATTTCATAATAATTCCTATTGAGGTTTCGGAGGTTGTGGCATAGTAGGCATACCAGATGCGTTACTAGGTTGTGCATTAGGGTCTTGCATAGCAGGAGGAGGGGCTTGACCTGGTTGAGCAGCAGCAGCATTACTAGGAGAAACTGGACTACCTCCCATCGGAGCTAGAGGTTGTTGACCTGTAATACTGAGGAGGTTAGGATCAACTTGTTGAAGAGCGTCAATGTGTTCTTGAATGTGAGCAAGAGTTCTAGCTACTAATTCAGCGTCCATTCTAGCATCAGGATCAGCTAAAACGGTTTTATGCTCTCTAATATGAAGTGCGTGATTATCAGTATCTACAGCAATAACATCTTCACCTTCAACCATTCTTTCGTTTTCAGCTTTTATTAATAATAATTCATCATGTGGACCTTGAATTAAAGGTTCCATCTTACCTGTATTAAGTACTGCAAAATATTGTTCTGGGGATTGAATTAAACCCATTTGTAATAAGTTAGACGCCATCTCTGCTCTACCTGCTGTGGTTTGAGCTAATGGATTTCCTGAGTCTACTAATACTCTAGTGATGCTACCAATATCATCTCCGATGAATTGTTTAACCTTACTTCTATTAGACTTTCCTGCAATTTCTGCAACTCTAGGTACTTTAGCGAAGTCTTGAATTAAATGAATGATACCAGTTCCGATATCCTCGATAAGTTGAGTATAGGCTTGTGATAGTCCTGAAAGAAACTGTAAAGCTTGGGATTGTACTAACGCTAGGGCATTTCCTGAGCGTAATGACGCTTCGGGATTACCCCTAGCAACAGAGTTAACGCCTGAGACTGTTTCCATTGATTTTTCTATCATACTTAGGAAATTAAAGATCTCTGCAGGGGTTTGGGTTAAATTTAAAGCCTCAGGACGACCTCCACCCGGAGCTTCGGGAACTACGTTGTACTCGATGAAATTCATACCCTCAGATACCTGAGAAACTTTTACATCGTTTCCTCTAGGGCTAAGAATACTTTGAACTCCGTGAGCATTTTGGTTAGTTAATATAGTGGAGTATAGAGTGTTGACTGCATCCTGCATAGGCAGTAAGTCAAACATTGGACTATATCCATAAGGAGTTCCTAAAATGTCCGATGGCGAAATTCGATAGACAGGTAAGTTTCTATAAGGCATAGGAGTATCTAGTAATACGATTTCTTCGTCTAGATACAATAGGTATCTTCCTTGAGGTAAAGTCTTCCGTTCTTTTATGAAAGTACTCATATACTGGAATATCTACCGTTTCGTCTACAAAGGACAGAGTTGCACGAACTCCTTTTTGTTTTTGATCTTTTGTTTGTAACCCTAAAATTCTATCCTCGAACTCTGGGTATTTAGCTGCTAAGTCATACTTATTTTTAAAGGTCCTAGTTAGAACCCAATCGTGATTATCTGAAGTTTCTTTAGTATTATCAAATACTACGTCATAAGGAGAAAGGTTTTCAAATTCAATGTCCCCTTGGTAAATTGGAAAAGGTTTTAATACTCTTCCAGATCCATCAATCGGCTCACCTTCTTCGTTATAACCTGCGATATCTTCCTCGTCCGGTTCGATACTATCGTAAATTTCACCCTTTGTAGAGTTCCATTCCATCTTAATAAAACCCGAACCTAAGACAATAGCATACTCTACTGCACGTTTAATGAAACGCTCAAGACGTTTTTCACGCATATAGTATTCTAAGATACCGTGGGCTAAATATGTTTGTACTTGGGTTTTATGATCTGTGTTTGTGGCTTTTGGTTGAAAGGCAGGTCTTGTGGAAGTTACCATAACTAGCATATGTTTTGCTATGTTTTGATAATGATTCACAGCCATGTTTACTAGCTCACCTTGTTCTCCACCAAAAGTAATCTCATGACCCGATCCCCCATTGTTAGAATAATAAGCACCATGGTAACTCATCCAACTCTTACGAATCTTTTCTAAATATCTATTATGATAAAGGTGATTAAACCAGTTAGAGGATTTCTTAGTCAAATAACTTACAGCATGTTCTGCCGTATCTGCTGCAAAATAAACATTGTCTTTCATGCAATTTTCTCCTATAACTAGTTGTTATTTCTTTTTGATATTCATTATGGAGGACATTAATTCCTTGTTTTCACTAGGATTGTCTTTACGTTGACTTTGAAACACGTTATCTCCGGTTAAGTCAAAATATCCGTCAGGGTAAGGATTTTTAGAGGGTTGGTAGTTTCTAACCAGGTAAACTAACGCATCAAGTAAATCAGAGTGGTTAGGGTTTATACCTTTAGATTGATCGCCTTTATTTCTGACGAACTCTTTACGATTACTCTTCCACTTAGCTGTTCTTATGTGACTTATTAATAACTTGCACCTAGGATGTATCTCTATATGCCCTCGTTTCATTAACATTCTAACTCTGTTAACCTTATCTTCTTTTCCATCTTTCTTAGTAGTTCTAAACCTAATTCCGTGTTTAACTTGTAAGTCGTTAATAAGTAGAGGTAGGTTATTATCTGAAATCCTCATATAAGGCTCATTGATTTCTCCGGTATACCTATTTCTAAATAGATTACCTTCTTTTCTGATCACTCCGTCAGCAATCTCTTGGGTTGTTAGAGACTTACTACCATCGCCACCTAGGAACAACTCATCTTCTATAACTAGCTTTTCTCGCTTGAAGTCATAATATCCGAATATAACACCAGTACCATCGACTACAGCAGGGTCCATTGAAACATAATTATCTGTAAACAAGGGTCTTTCCGATGCTTTAACTATATCAGTCTCTAGATCATACCATTCTGGTACTACCATTAGCGAGTTAGATACTTTAGTCATTAACAGGTATTCACGTTGATATTCAGGGTCTTCTTCACCTAAAGGATATCTATTTATTATTTTAGCTCTCATTTTGTCATCAATGAGTGGATTAGAGTATATATCGTATTCCATCAACCACCCATTAGCTCTGTAAGGCTCTACAAAGTCGGTAAGAAAGGGGTGATCCGGCTCTTTAGATGGAGTAGATGCTATAATCATCTTACCGTTGGTTGTTGTCATAGTAGGCATTAAAATAGAATTAACAATATACAACATGTCGTTATAAGGAAAGAATCCTGCTTCATCGCAAAGAGTTAAGTGGACTGTCTTACCTCGGACACTTTCAGCATGACCTGCATCAGCACCTGCTAACATAATAACTGAGCCATTTGGATATATAAACTCCTTGTCAGCAACTTTATGCTCAGGCTTTAAATGCTCTGGACAAACGTCGTGTATAATACGCATTTGTTCCTTAGCCACAGAGTTCGCCATATTTTTTTTAGGAAACATTAATACGACCCTAGTGTTGGGGTTTCTTTGACAATACTCAGATGCGATCAAACACATTGTGAAGGAATTGTGCGTAATCAATCCATTAGCTAAAGCATATAAGTGGGTTTCATTATCAATCCCTATATCATATGTTTGTTTTATTGAAGTACCTCCTTTCACGACCCCGCAAAACATTTCTTTATGGTTATGCTCGATTAAATTATCATATTCGTCTGAGTATTTTTTACTGTCAGTCACTATATGTTGAGACAATTCTTTTAAAAATAGTTTGACGCAAAAGTTGTTATTTTTATAAATAACGTGACACGGACCGTTAACGTATTTATCTCTATCGTCTAAATAATAATCTAATTCTATTTGCCATAAGTCTAGGAATAGTTTTTTAACACAATCAATTACATCAAAAGACTGCATGGATAACGTAAATTTTAATTCTTTTCCATTATTAACTGTATATATACTTCCATCAGTATCTACTACTCCTGCGATAAATTCCAACTGGGATCGTCTATCCCAAGTTTTTATAACATCATAGTCGCACGTTTTTTCATGCGCCATTTTCCCTTTACACCAATCATCATAGTGATTTACTGTAATAGGAACCTGTTTTTTCTTTTGCATACCCTCGCCATGTTCGTAATTAGCTAAGATCCAACTAAAATTATTACCTCTTTGTTTCCAAAAATTAGAACCTATACTGTTGGCGATTTTTTCAGGTATTTTTCTATCTATGGACGATATAGATATTTGATTGTTGGTGTTGTTATTGAACTTACCATACCCATCACCAAGTAAAGAGCCTAGTGCATAAGCATGTTGTTCAGTGACTCCGTCTAAATCTTCGGTTATAAAATACCTTCTTGAAATTTTTAGTCTTTTGTTTGATAGCAGCTCTCTAGTTTCTACTACCCTTTCCTTTTTCCGATAAGAATCCCACACAAGCCAACGATGATCTAAGGTACACTCAGCAACTACCCTACCTCTATGTTTTAACTCAATTACTTCTTTAGCTCCTTGGTTATGGAATTGTTTAACTTCAGTAGGTGTTATTTTTCCAGAAGAATCAAACCCGTACACAATGTCCCCCACTTTAATATCCTCGATATTTTTACTTCCGTAAGGAGTGGCAATTTTAGTTCCTTCAACCAGACATTTTCCGGTTTGCCTTGAGCAAAGGAATAATGTAATATCGTGTTCAGAGTCATAAACTAAATCCCGCATATCCTTTTGGATGCCTTTTAGTTTATAAGATAAATCTCCTACTTCCCATAACCTAGCAACTGCTTGCTGCTTGGTAATCTTACGTTTCTTTTTTACCTGTTTCTCACTCATCCCTAGCTATCTTAATTAGTTCGGCTAATTCTACCTTAGGTTTTTTCTTTCCTTTACGTTTACCTTGCCCACCTCT